ACTTTCTGCCAATCCGCCTCTGCCGGCAATTAAAACTTCTGTTCCGTTTGCCGAAGGGGTACCGCTGTTGCAATGGATACTTATGAAAAAGTCGCTGCCCCAATCGTTTGATATGCGCACTCTTTCGGCAAGTGAAGATGATACATCTCTGCCGAGATTGTCTGTTAAATTGTTTCTGGTCATAATAACCTCGTGCCCGTTTGATACGAGCCTGTTTTTTAAAGAAGCGGCGATATTATAGGTTATGTTTTGTTCTTTTAACCCGTTTATGCCGACAACACCCGTATCAACTCCTGAATAGTTATGACCTGCATCTATGCAAATCCGCATAGCATCACTCCTTAAAATATATAATTCGGGTTAGCCTCATCCACAGGAACAGCTGCCCAAGTAAAATTAGAAAAATCAAAATTAAGCGGGCAAATAATCCTGCTGTGATAATGGATAACCTTTTTAGGTTCTGCGTCGGGCGAGTCCTGAATATAATTTTCGGCAGATGTATCGTATATTACATATCCGTCGTCTGCCGAGGCAATATATGCACATGGCTGTCCGTTTCGCAGACGTCTTTCGATAGTAATATTGGGAAAATCCAGATTACTTGCTTTCTCTTCTGTAAAAATCATGCTAATGTCCACCCCTTGTCTATGGCAATTTGTTGTTCTTCTTCTGTCAGTTTTACTAAATTTGAACTTCCTATGGTACAAGTATGTACAGTTGTACTTGCAGAATAATCTTTCAAGGCAGTTATTATCGACATAAGGCTTTCGTGAGTAAGCAAAGTACAACTGGCAAAAGAAATATTAATAGGAATAGTTCCCTCAAACGTGATATTTTTCAATGCTGTTGTGCCTGTAAAAATGTTGCTTACGCTTGTAGCACTTGTCAGATTCAACCTCGGTATAGTATGTAACGAAGTGGCTTTGTATGCAAGTTCCATAAAATTAGTTACCTTTGATGTATCCATATCAGGGAGTTCCGTAGTCGCAGTCTCCCTAAACCACATATTTAAGGTAGTACACCTTGTTAAATTCACATGTAACCCTCTGCCATCTATACGGTCACGCAAGTTTGTAACTTTATTCTGGTAAAACCACGACCTGCAATCTCCAGAACCTGGATAGATATCATATTTTGGGAAAAAGGTTGTATCATTCCAACAAGCATAAGAAAAGGCTTGAGACTGACCCCAGGACATACTTTTGCCGTTATTTTGATAAGCGTCCCAAAATCTATTGTATTCCCTTTTTGCTCCTGCGTCATATACCTTTTGTTCATTCTCGGCTATTGTAATATTATTTGCCGATATCGTTACCGCTTTATCTGCTATACTCATACACTTTCACCGCCAATCAGGGTGTTTTGTATTTCTATAATAGTCTTTTGATGAGCAATGATAGTATCAAGAGCAGTTCCTATATCTCCTAAGGTATCGGCAAAACCTTGCTTAGCGGCATCTGCTGCGGCAATACCCGAATCTATTGCTACACGCTTGGCCTCTTTTGCAGCGCGTTCAAAATAAACTTCCCATAAATCGTATGCAGGCACAGATGGTTCTGTGCCATCACGATAAGCGCCTTCTTTTACAATAATATGCGCAAAATCCGTACTTATGCGTATGGGATTGTCTGTTTGAACATTTGAGCCGTACACACCTATTGCAACGGTACCTGAGTTTGAGATAACTTCTGCAGGCATAAAGCAGGCGTTTTGCGAAATTTCTACTGTATATGCAGAGTCATTTTGCATGAATACTGCAAATTTTGAAAGTCCTGACCAATCGTCAGAAAAACAAAATTCACATTTATAATATCCTGCACTGCCTGATACTGCACTTGCGGATGTATTTAAAACAATTCTGTCTCCCGAAACATTAAATCTGTAAATCATCAGTTTTTTCCTCCGTTTCTTTGAATTTGATGAGTATGTCAACAAACTTTTTGGGCATAGGCACACCTAATGAGATGGCGTTTTCAACTATACTGATCGCTTCGTTTGCAATATAAAAGCCTATCACTGCAGAGCGGATTTCAGATGCACCCATAGCATTTCCAATCAAATGCGCGCAAGCAACAATACATAAAATAGATGCCTTTCTAAGTATTCCGTTAAATCCTGTTCTGCTGCAAAGTTCTTTTTTGTAGATAGCAGCGCATACACCTGTTATGTAATCAATAGCCATCATCATTATAAGTATTTCAAGTAAAGCGTCAAACCCACCGAAGATGTATGCAAGTCCTCCGCAGATAAACGCAAAAACAAATTTAAACCATGTGAAAATATCAGTCATTTTAAGCCCCCTTTCTTTTATTCATAATCAATGTCCAATGTAGCGGCAATATCATAAACCGATTGGATACAGTAACATATGTTGTCTGCAAGCCCTATGCCTCGTACATATCCGCCTCCGCCGTAGTACAGCATTGCGGCTCCGTCGTAATATAAAGTTTTGGTATAGTTTCTGCCAATTGTGAATTCTGTGCCTTTTTTATTTACTTCGTATATCATTGGAACGGTAGTATAATCGCTGAATGTATGCGTTGCAAATTCGTTTAGCAGTATTACTGCACCGGTGTCGCTCATACTGCTTGTTATCCTTGTTGGTGTGGTTGAGGCGCGAATCATTTGCCCGAGCAGGTCTTTCTTCTGTGTTTCTGTCAGCGAAGAATCCTTTAAAATTTTATTGTAGATTTTTGCAACTTCAAGCCATGCAGAGCCTTTCAGTTCTATAATTGAAGCATAGTCAGGATCGGCATCTACAATACCTTTTGCAAACTGATAAGTAGAAGGAATAAGATTTCCGTGCCAGTAGCGCTTTTGCCCCTCGTGATTTAATACTGTGTAGTCGTACGGATTTCCGTATTCGTCACGCTTGTATACATATTTAAACCCTTCTGCAGCGGACATTGTCGCTTCAAATCCGTTTGCTGTGGTGATGCGAAATTCGTTTCCTGTTATACAGGTGTTTCCGTCTGCAGAACGTATGGTTATTTTGTCGGTATCTATATATCCTGCATTAAGCCAGGGTGCATTAATGGTGTCCGCCATAAATCCGTCTGCCGTACCGATTGTACGCCAATCCCAGTCACCATTTGCTTTTTTAGAATTTGCTGCGGCAAACACTCCGTCTGATATAACAATTGCTTTTGTTGGATTGTCAACATTATCAACCCAGATATCGCCGAATTGATGAACTGTAAGACGTTTTGATACGGAGTCTTCAACTTCGCTCTGTGTTTTTTCACGCACATTGTCGATGTACTGGCTCATTATATTGCCAGAATTATCTGTAATCTTTTCTAATTTTGATATTCCCGACAGAATTTTTTCAGTTATACTTGCGGTGGCATTGGTGTGGTTTGAAAGAACTATGCTGCCTTTGTTTGGCTCTAATGGGTAGAGTGTCGTTTCCACCACACGCGTGAGTATGTCGATGCCGAGTTCACGGTCTGTTACACGGATAGTATCACCAATAGCAATATTTTTAAGGTCAACAGTTTCAACTGTGTAGTCAACCTTTGGCTTATCTATGCCGTCTTTAGTGTCGGTACTCCATAATTTTTTTGCGGCAGATAAAAGTTCGTTAGGGTCGGTTATGTCTGTAAAATTTCTGTATCCGCATTTAATATATCCGTAGGTGGAGGCAAGCGGACTGTCTATGTATGCCACTCCTCCGTTTACAGATGATATATCCATATCGTCCTGACCCAACGGATAAAGACGTGTTACAACGGCAGAATCGTCCATAGTTTTTTCTATGGATTTTAAATTTTTGCCGTATACAATGCGCTTTCCGTTGTATTGGTTTCCACCTTTACGTAAGTGCACGGTGTAGTTGTCGCGTTCAAGTTCGCCACCCACGTTTTCTATAAGTTGATTTACAATTGCAGCAGGATTTGATTTTGTGGCAAATATGTCTGTGGTATCGGATATTTCCACCTCGCCGACGGTAAACGGCGTACCCTCAAAAGCCTTTTGCATAACCCATCGAGGTGTTACGCCAATCCACCCGTCAACCTGTGAACTTCCGCTTTGCGTATATGTGTGGTGAATGTACTTGCAATCGCACGCATCGTACCATACGTGGAAGCATGTTATCCTGTTGAATGCCGCCCCGTCGCAATCCCTTGCAGATGATATAGAACGTATGCGGAAAAGTTGACCGCTTATTTTAACAAAATCATCGTACTCAGCAATTTTTAGTATTTCGTCGTCTGACGGCAGAGAAAACTCTGCCGTGTACTCGCCGTTTAATATTTCGTGTACGCTCAGGTCAGAAGCATTTTTAAATATCGCCGCGCCGAGCGTAGAAAAATCCTGAGTATCTTTTTTATAAAGAATGGGATAGTCCATAAAAATCCTCCTTATAAATATCTCTCTCGGTATTGAGCCGTAAATGTAAGTGAGCCGTCATCAGGAGATAAAGATATAATATTGTGATTAGGATGAAGTTCAAAAAAATCACCCTCGCATTTGCTTAGAATTGATATGCCGTTCATTTTTACTGACATATCAGATGTGTCGATTACAACAGTTGCACCGTCTACAGCGGTATTCACGGTTAAAAACTTCTCGGGCTCACGGTCTGTAGATAAAGTAAACCCATTTTTGTATGTGCCCGTAACCTCAAATATTGCATCTGTATAGTATCCGCCGTTGAATATATCCGTTAAAACAGATGCGTCCGTTGTTATTTCGTTAACTGAATACTTAAACGGCTCACATTTAAACACAAGCGGAAATGTGCCTGAAAAGTCTGTTACATCTTCAATGTTAAAAAGATTTGCCGCGTGCGCCATATATTGAATGCCAGGCTCGTCATCAAATGTGAGTACTTTATTCTTATCCGTTGCGAGCCATGCGGCAATTTCAGAGGATTTTGCTATGTAATCAGATGTTTTTCCATCGGCATCTGCAAAGTGACACTCAAGTTCAATAATTCTCGGCTTAAAGCACATACGTCCCTTTGGATTGGAAGAGGTAAAGTTTAATTCTCCATCGCCGCCTGCAATATCTTCGTATATGGTTTTCGGCTCTGCAAAAAGCGGACGTGACTTCATTTCGGTGTATACGCCCATATCGTTTAAACTGTGCAGTCCGTTAAAAATAAAATTGTATGACATAAATTATAACCCCAATCCTTTCGCAATAAGATTTTTAAATGTATCGAGCACTTTTGTCCCGGAGGTTGAACTTGAAATCTTTTTATCACCGTAGTCGTTGTAAGTAATGGTTGTTTTACCCCCCGACGAGCCAAAACGTGAAAAATTAAGTGAGTTAACCGATTCAACATCTGCAAAAATCTTTTCCTTAATTGCTGTAACACCGTCCGCAAAAGACTGAAAGTTTGCTAAAATGCCGCTTGAAAAAGTCTCGTATGCGCTTGCCATAGAATTTGTAAGTCCTGAGTTGAAAGAGTCGATTTCAGCAGACGATTTTTGAGAAAAACTTTTTTGCTTACCCAAAACATCTCCTAATGCAGTCGTCACATGGCGCATCATTTTATATCCCGTATCCTCGTCATAGTAAAGTCCTAAGTCAATTGCAGTGCGTGCCGCATCTCTGTCTATTACGCTTTTTCTGTAATCTGCGGCATTTAAAATGTTTTCTGTTCTTGCCTCAAGGTCTTCTTTTAATGCAATACGCCTTTTTTCCTCGTTAATATCTTCAATATCCTCACGTATTTCGGCAAGTCTTTCTTTACCCTCACGTGTTTGCGCATTTCCATATATACGCTCCTGCGCTGTAAGGTAAGCAAGTTCGTCATCTAAATTATCCTCGTCAATATCGCTGATTGCCGCTTTGTATTGTTTTTGCAGAGTGTCTATTCTTGCCTGAGCATTTTCGTCTATCGCTCTTTTTTCTTTTTCTGCCTGGCGAAGTATCTCCTTGTGCTGATTTTTGCGTTCTTCAAATATTCTTTCATCTAATGATTGCAACCCGTCTATATATTCTCTGTGCGATATAATTCCTGCAGAGTAAAATTCCTGAGTATATGTACGCATACGGTAAAGCCCTGCAATATAGTCTTCAGATGATATTTGGTTCATTTCGCGCTCGTGTTCAAGCCATCTGTTTGAGTTTGCTATGCGGTCTTTGTACATGGCAGAGCCAAAGCCCGAAAGCCTGTCGTAGTATTCCTTGTAAGAGATATCGCCTTGCATCACCGCTTCGCTCAAGCGTTTGTCCACGCGTCCAAATGCATTTATCGGGTCATCGCCCACTTCTTCCCAACTGGAATAATAGTTTCTGTCTGACACATAATTGACACTGTTTTCCATTGCGGCATTCAACTTTTCACGTTCCAGTTTTTTTATACGTTCAATATGCTCTGTAAGTGCATCTTCGCTTTTTTGCATATACTCGCGCGAAAGGTCGTAGCGCTCTTGTTCCGTCATATACGAAACACCAAGCACGTCCTGAGCGTGCTGTGCATATCGCTCAGAGCGTTCTTTCAATATGGTGGCATAATCCTCGGCGCTTATTTTTGAGCGTTTCAGTTCGTTCTCGTAAAACAGTTTGCTGTCCTCTTCCATATCAGCAATGCTTTTTTTATATGCTTCTACCTGTTTTTTTCGTGCTTGTTCAATGGTGCGCTGATATTTAGTTAATAATGCCATACTACCACCTGCCTTTCTTCAAAAAATCTGCAGTTTCACGATTGTCAGCACGTTTTATGGGCTTGTCGCCTGCCTGAAGCCGTGTCAGTACATATGCGGCTGCCTCATCTATGCAAAAGGCAATGTATCCGTCATCAATCCTCAGCATTGTGCTCACCGCCAGATTGCTTGTTTTTGCAGTCGTTACTACTCTTATGAACTCCTCTGAACGTACGAAAGTATTCAAGCCCGTCGGCACCCTCCTTGGCATAATGATAAATTTCCATTAACTGTTCGTCTGTAAGGTCTTCTTTGATTTCTTCGTATTTTGGAGAGAGTAGTGACGCTTCGGCAATTATATGCAGTACCTGACCGATTTCTTTTATAGATGCAGGCTCACCTTTAGGTGCAAAATCAAACAGTTTTGTTGCCGCACTAAGTAAGGGGTTTGGTATTTTACCAGCCATAGCGAGCGATAAAATGCTTGGTCTTTTTAATACGACGGATAAATGTCCTTTTCCGTCAAACGAGGATATATTTGTGCAAAATTCGTTCATTTTAAACTCCTTTCTGTTTTAAAAAAGCGGCAGTGGTTGCCACCGCCGCTTTGTGTAAGGTTAGTTAAGATTGTTAAGTGCTTCTACCGCTACGCTGCTTTCGCCTGTTTTGGCTCTGGAGCGCAATGTAAGTTCCGGCACAAAAAACTCTCCGTCTTTGATGGAATATTCTACGGGTTTGCCTTTGGCGTGCTTAAAGGTGAATTTAATGTATTCAAGCGTTTCGCCGTCGCAGTCGAGTTCCTCTGTGTAAAGGCTGATTGTAAGGTTTTTGCGCTCTGTTACTGTGCCAACTACGGGTGCGGAATAACTTGCAAAGTTGCCCGCCTCGTCATATTCTACGGTTCCGCCGTCAATAAGCGCCAGAAGTTCAGGGCAGAACGTGTTGTTTACGAGGTTGATTTCATATCCTAAAAGGATATCCTCATAACGGAGTGAGGCAAGTATTGTATTTTTAACACGATGTATTTTTTCAGTCCCTTCGCTTACAAAAGGCTTAATGCTTGCCTCGGAAGATGTTGAAAAAACGTATGTAGTTCCACCATCTGCCTCTTCGGTTATTTCAGCGCGCACGATGTTTGCCAGTACGCGTTCTTCAAGATTTTTAACAGTTTGTGACATTCAGTTTCCTCCTATTATGATTTTGTGCATATTGCAGATTTTAATGTTCTGTAAGTTAATGTTCGTTTGTATCCGTTAAAGTCGTCACCGCTTTCAGAATCTTCGCTTTCAAAAAATTTAAAGGCTGTTCCTTTCAATGATTGTTTTACTTTTTTACAGGTATTCTCCAATGCATTGTAATTTTCCAGAGGAGCAATAACCGTTACAGTGAAATATGTGTAAACACTTTTACCCGTAAGGCTTTTTTCGCTTTTCTCCTCTTTAACAACGGCATATGCAGCGGTACACTTCCCACTTTTTTTAGAGGGCAGATACACATCTATTCCTACGGCTTTAAGATAAGAAAACAGTTTTTTAATCATATTGACCCTCCTATTGCTTTGGTGATAGAGACATTAAATAGTAATACCCTTTAATATCTTCAAAAAAGGTTATTGAATATTCTTTGCCGTCAGTTAATATGATGTCGCCTTCGGATATTTCAATCGGCTCGTCGTAGGGCAGTATTGCCATAGGCGTGCGCCTGCGGTGTGATGTGTTGTCGTCATCTGTGCGCAGGTCAATGTACGGATTGTATCTGTGTAACAACTGCGAAAAATATATGTTGTGTTCTGCATATTTTTCTTTGCCATTGTTATCGCCAAACTCGTCATAAGAACATCTTAAAAATTCTGCTGTCTGCAAAACGCAATGCTTTTCTAAAATGCGTTTTATTCTTGATTTTGTTGCTATTTTCATACCGCATCGCCCCTTTTTATTGTTCCGGTGCGATTTTTGCGGTACATAGCGGCAAGAGATAACCAGTACGCTCTGGAAGATTCCATCGTCATATCAGAAAGTTTTAAACTGTCGCTTTCTGCCTTTATAATAAGCGCCCTGTACGATGCCGTATTAATATCTCTGCCGCATTCTTCAAAAATTCTTTCCAGTTCTTCATCCGTAAAAAACGGATAGTCGCCCTCACGGATATTTGCTTTTAATGTTTTAAGCAATTTTCTCTACCCCCTCTGTGGTATTATCAGCCTCTGCTGATAATACGTGCAATAGGGATAGCCTTGTGGTCAAGTGCTGCTGTGCCGTCTGCATTTTTTACAATCTCCCAGTTTTCGGCAGATTCAAGTTCTGCATCTGTGGGCGAAAGTGTTGCCATTGCGGCTTTGGTAAAGTTAATGCCGTAGGGGGCAAAAATCTTTCTCTGTCTGGAGTAAAGAGTTGTTCTGCCGCCGTTTTTAGCTTCATCTCTGTCCATAGCGTAAGGTACAGATGCGCCTACGTCTACGTAGTCAAACGCTCCGTCGCCAAGGATGTAAGTGGTGTAGCAAATCTCGCCGTCATCGCCTTCAACTGCGGGCATAGTATCGTCAATAAACACAGTTCTGCCGCACCATGTGCCGAGTGTAAGGTCACGCTGAATACCGTTTTCGTCGGTGTATTTAAGTCTGTCGATAAGATTTAAATTTTCAAGGTTTGTAGCAACGGCAGAGTGCATAAACACAAGCGAAAATTTGTCTTTATTGTCGCCGCACGCTTTCTGGATGGCGGTGTTGAGTGTAGTTGCTTCAACTTTAGAACCATCGCCTGCTTCGGCGGTGATGTCTAATGTATGACCGTCTACAAATTTATCGTTTTCTGTGCCTGTCATTGCAAATATGCCTTTTAAGATGGCAAGAATAGTTTTCTGATCAACCTCGTCCCAGTAATTTGCTACCTGAACAGCAACATTGTCCATAAAATCGGCACCTGTTACGTCTGATGAAAAGTCGTTTTCAACCCACGCTTTTGCTCTGCCGACAACCACCATACTCTGTGAAAATGTGTTTGTTTCGTTTGCTGTAATATCGGTTGAGCCGTCGTAGTTTAAGGCATCGCCGCCGATGGTTGCAAACATAGGTACTGTACCATAAAAACCGCCACTCTGTTCAGAGAACATATCTTTAAGTTCTGCTCTGGGGCGGAGTGCACCTGAGTGCACAAGTTCGTTTCGTTTAAGATTTGGTATCTGGTTTACATATTTGCCGAAAACCTCACCATTAAATATTTTTGCATTAAAATTAGACATTTAAAAAATCCTCCTATAAATTGTTTTTGTTGGCTTCCAACTGCATCATCTGAGAGTAGGTCGGCGTGCCAGTTTGTACGGCATCGTTACGGGGGAAATTCCCCTTTGTGCCGGTGGGAGAGGGCATATCGAAAAGATATGGATCACTTGATTTAAGTAAATCCAACTGCTGCGCAGCGTTTTCCATAGGGTTTTCATCATTTAAATTAAGCAGCGCACGTACGGCTTTCTCATTTTTGCCGCCACTTCGCCTTATAAGTGCACCGATATCGTTTTCCAGCTGCATCTGCTCCAGTTTGCCGTTTAAAACTGATACGTGTTCGTCATATTTAATTTGCAGAGCCGAAAGTTCTTCGTTTAACCTGTCTGCCTCATCAGCACGTGCCTGAACACTCTCAGCCAGCATTTTAAATTCATCAAATTCCGTCTGCATATTTTTAAGCTCATCACGCTTTGTGTTATAGTCTGCTTTTGCTACGAATTTTTTACCCAGTTCGGATTTGAAGTTTGTTATAATCTCATCTGTTACGGCATCGCCGAAGGTTTGTTTTAAAAATTCAATCATATTCTCCCTTTCGTATGCGCATATCCTTTTTTGGCAGCAAGTCCTGCCTTTTGCGCCGTCTATTTGTTATCCGCCGACTCAGGCGGTATTTTTTTAGTTTGCTAAGTCGTTTTCTTCGGCAATGGCTTTAAGTTCGGCATTGCCGTCTGTGGATACATTCCATTTTTCTATGTAGTTTTTCTTGCTTCTTACACCCGATGTTACTTCGTTAAGGTCGGTTTGGCGTTCAGCCTCTTCGTCTTCCATGATGGGGTAAAGATGCTCAATTCTTATGGTGAAGTCTGCTTTAGGCAACTTTTTGTAGCCGTACACGTCGTTAATTTTAAGTATGGCATCTACCAGCCATTTTAAGGCGCTGTCCCACGTGCACCAGCGCTCCTCACACTTGCAGATAAGTTCCCAGTAAAGCGCTTTCATAGATTTGCCGCTTTGGATAACACCGCTTAACTGCTCTGTTGTTATGTATGGTACGTCAAGCAAATCGTACATATCGCTTTTAACACGGTTTATGCTGTTTTCGTACGCTTCCGAGTATGCAAAACCGCTTTCAAGTTTTGTAATGTCGGCATCGCCGTCAGCCGCCTGGTCAGTTTGTAAATCTATTATGGCATTCGGTGCAATGCGCATATTGTCAAGACATTCGCCGCTGGCATTTTTAGCAACCGTTACGGGGAACATATGGAACATCAGCGTGTCTGCGTCGTCGCTTTTTAAACGATTGTATCTGTTCTGATTGGAAATAAGTTCGGCAACGTCGCTTTCGCCTTTTAAATCGCCCGTCAGGGGGTCGTTTACAATAATATACGCAGGTATAAAGTCAAGGCCTGTGTTTTCAAAGTCGTGAATGGTTTCCTTTATATTTCCGTAGCCGTCGTAGATGGCTTCTGTTACGTAGCATCTGCCGCCGACCAGTTCAAATTTCTGTTTCCAGAAGCGTTGGTCTTTTTTGTCCTTTTCGTTGTTAAGACCGTAGAAAAAAACAATTTTTTTCAAACTGTCCGATTCGTCAAACTCGGTATCGTAAATAAATTCAAAAGACGGACGGAACATTATCTCCACACCATTTGCACCGCACCACAGTTTAAGTGCAACACGTCTGCCGATAAAGCAATCTCTGCCGGCCATTGTAAGTTTTTTCTCAAATTCGTTAGAGGCGAGAATGTTTCTTATATATTTTTGAATTTCTGCGGCGGCATCAGGTGCAGACGGACTTTCGATGCATATTTCCGGCGTGCGCGAAAACATAAACCTCGCCTCTTTTTTGATTATTTTTTTAATAAAGTTTGTAACCATACGTGTTGGTGTATAGTCTAAATTATTATCTGTTTGCCAAAGTTGACCGCTGCCGTCATAGTAGGAATACAAGCGCAGAATTTCAGTTAAATCAGCCAGAACATTCTGTGCAAATATGCCGTTTATCTCGGACATAACGGTTTTTTGAAGTGGATAGGATAAATTATTCAAATTAACACTCCTTTTGGATATTATCTTGATTTATTTTCACGCAGAGGTTTTGCTGCAACGGTAGAGCAGAAGTAACGTACTGCGTCCATTGCGTGGTCGTTTTCTTTAAGCGGTTTGTCTTCGCCTTTGTCTATTGCAGAGGTGTCCCAAACATACATAGAAAACTCTGCGAGTGTATTTGTAAGAGCATCAGAAAAGTAAATTTCTTTTTTAGAAAGCATTGTACCTACAAGCCTTATGCCGTCAACCACATCGTTGCGCGCTTTTTTAACTCTTAATCCGCGTGACTTGATTTCTGCTATAAACGAAGCGGCAGACGGGTCTACGATTATCGCCACGGGATTTATGTCGCACAAAAACTCCTGCAGGTCGTCTGCGTACATTGCATCGGTTTTTTGTACACCGCTTTCTCTTCCGCAATAGTAATATTCTTTAATTGCGTACCACTTTCCGTCGCACAACCCCCATAGGATATATACACACGGGTTTTGCGTGCCGTAGTCTATGGACACAAAATACTTTTCGTAAATTTGCCTCGACTCCGTATACAGATTGTCCGTGCCGAACATATCGTATATAATTCCGTCTGCCGCAACCCATTGCCCTAAGATAAAACGGTTAAAAAACACACCCGAATACATTCGTTTGTAGCGGTTTTTCACATCTTCTGAAAGCGAGAGGTTGTCGTCCATAGTAAAATGCAGATAAACAAGATTTTTATCGGTGTCAATCCAGTTTTTTTTAAACCAGTGGTTAGGCCCTTCGGGGTTACAGTTAAACCAGAATTTAGAGCCGCTTACAGAGCATCTTGCCGCAGCCTGATTAACAAAACTTTCTGCCAAAAGAGCCGCCTCATCAAAAAGCACTCCGCCCAAAGTAATGCCCTGAATTTTTTCTCGGCTTGCCTCATCGCCTCCGCCAAACATATAAAAACTGTTCGTATGGGTTGGCGATGATATCAGCAAAAGCCCCTCGGTCATTTTTTCGTGGATAGTAAATCCCCGGCTTTTAAGTATCGGCAGCAGAGGGTAGATGACGTTGCGCTTTAAAGAATTTACGGTTTTTCCGCACATTGCAAAGTTAGTATTATTAAATTTATGCATTGCCCACAGCACAAACGAAAGCGACATACACAATGTTTTTCCGCTTCGCACAGCGCCGTCGGCTATAATGCCGTCTGCATCTTTGCATGGCGAAGTATCTGTCCACCAACTCAGAACCTTTTCCTGCTTGTTTGAAAACTGTGTAAATTCAATCTGTATCACCGCCTTTCCATATGCTTGTTGCTTTATTCTGGAGGATAGATATAAGGTTATCGAAGTCGCCCGAGGCATCATCGCACACTTGCTGCTTAACATATTTGCCCAGCAATTCGAGTGCCTTGAGTTTGTCGTAAAACTTTATCTCTATGCCGTCTTTAACTGCTTTAATCTGCGATATTGAAGGGAAGTAATTTTCAAACTGTGCAAGTTTGCGTATAAAATCTGCATTTTCTTCGGTATTGAGAATTCTGGCAGTTTCAGTAAAATCAGTGAAAGCAATTTTTTTAAGTTCTTCTATAATTTGTTCTATTATCTCATCATTGCTCATACTCAATTACTCCTTGCTGCCCCCTTAGAACAGATGCAAAATTCTCAATGGCGCGTCGTGCATTTACAATTTCAAATTGCTCTATATGCCTGCGTACCATATCATAGTAGCCGTCTGCTTTGCTTTCGGAAATGATTTCCGTTACCTGAGCAAGGCTGCGCTTTAAAAATTTTGCAGTATCTTGGGGTGGATCTCCTTTAATATCCCACATACAGATAATCCATTTGGTGTCGGGTGTTAATTCTCTGTCCTTCATCGGCTGTCCTCCGTTTTGCGCATTTGCGCTTTATTTATAGCTATAAATATGTCGACTCACAATTTGCTGTTTATCAAAGTCAAAAGAAATCGGATAAAGAAAAACTTACGTAAAACGAAAACGAAAAATTCTAAATATTACGTTTTACGTAAGTGCATATTAGCACATTTAAAATGCAAAAGTCAATACTTTTTACGTAATTTTTTAAAAAATCAGAAAATTTTTCTTGCATTCGGCGTAATTGTGTGTTAGAGTATAGTTGATAACCTGTAAATTTTTAAGAGGTGATAATGTGTCCCCTATAAAGAAAAGACGTAAAGAATTAGGCTACACTCTGGCAGAACTTGCTGCTATGGTGGGGCTTCGTGATGCCACTATCCAGCGTTATGAAAGCGGTGAAATACAAAACATTAAAAAAGACACTATATTAAAACTTGCAAAGGTTTTAAAATGTTCGCCCGGTTACCTTATGGGCTGGACAGAACTTGAAAGTGTTTCATCTGCGGCGGAAGCGTTTATAAAAATTCCTGTACTTGGTTTAATTCCTGCAGGCGTGCCTATAGAAGCGGTTGAAGACATTTTAGAT